CCAGGCGCAACAGGTGATTGGTCGTGTCCGCCACGGCGTAGGCCGGGTCGTTCGGGGCGGCGAGCATTAAAAATCCGCCCGGCCGGACAGTGACCTTAAAGGTGTCGTCGGCCGCAAAGGGCGCCTGCCAGGCCGCTCCGGTGCCATTGCCGCCGACGATCAAATCGCCGGCGCTCGTACTGAGGTTCAAAATCAACACCGCGACCACCTCGGCCAGCGTCACCACATTCCGCGTGGGGTCGGTCGTCGGCGACCAGTTGGCCATGTCGAACATATCCAGGTCAACGTTGGCCCCGCTGATAATCGGCAGCCCAGCGTTGGCAGCGCCTTTGTTGACCATGATCCGATCGGCCTTGTTGGCCGTCGTCCCTTCGGTCAGGCTCAGCGAAGCGGCGAGCTGGGCGATCACGTCGCCGAACGACACGCCGCCGTTGCTGTCGTTGAGTTTCACTTTCAAATCAACCGTACAGACTAAATCCGTCAGAGACGCGGCCATGGAAAAAACCTTCTATTCGCTGGGAATCAATTTCGTATGCACGCGGAGCTGCACGCCGTAGGGATCGCAGGGCCGAAAGCAGTCCTGCCCCGCGAGCGGCAACACCTCATAAGTTTTCAACTGGCCGGCGACGGTCACTTCGAACACGGCGCCGACCCGCGGCAATGTCACGACGCCCAGCAGCACCAGGTCCGCGGCGGTGATCGTAAAATCCCACTGCTCGTGCTGCTCCAGCACGCCGCCCGATTCGACGACTGCTTCCCGTCGTCCATAGGTCGCGATCAAGGACACCGCCGCCTCGCCATCGCGGTACGTCACCGGCTGGCCGGCGTGCGCTTTCATGCGCGTCGCCAACCGGGCCGCACCGATGAACATCCGATCTCCCACGCTGAGCTCCGTGTGTCCGTGCGCGGGAATTACTGTTCCGCAAACCAGGCCCGCAAGGCATCGATCACAAAGCGGCCGGTCGTCGTGCCGGTCGTCTTTTCCAGGTGCGCGATCAAGCCCAACGGATTGGCCGTGGCCGCGATCGTGAACACGGCGTCCGGCAACACCAGCACGGCGTTGACGTAGATCTGCACGTCGGCCGGGTTGCGCGTGTCGAACCACACGGTAGTGCGATTGGCCACCGCCGAGCCCGCCACAATGTCGGCGGTCGTGTCAGTGGCCGCGACTTCGGTCACGGCGTCATCGCTTTCGGCCAGCACATTCAGTGAGCCGCCGTCGATGTGCGCGAACACGCTGGTGCCGATCGCGTCGGCATCGGTCGTGCTGGTGCCGTCGGCGATGCCGATATTGAAATCGACTGCCGCGGCCGAGCCGGCGTCTGCCGGCCGGAAGACCGCTTCAATGATCGCGTTGGCGTCCTTGGAAAACTTGTCCGTGCTCAACAGGTCGATGCACTGCGCTTCGCTCGTGGCCGTCAGCTCCAGCGAAGCCGCGCCGCCCAGGATCTTGGGAAACCCAAAGCCCCCCACGGCCTGCGTCCCCGTCGGCACGCTCAGATAACCGTCGCGCAACGCGTCGACGTCATACCGCGGCCGCACATTGAACGCCACTTCCACGGTCGTGGCCGCCGCGACGGCGTCCGCTTGCACACGTCCCAAGTAGAAGTCGCGATCGTTGACCTTCTTGTAGGTCACCACGTTCGCCGAATGATCCCACCAGGCTTCGCAACCATACAGCAAAGCGATGTCGGCCGCCTTCGCGACTTTGAACGTGCCAAAGACTTGCACGGCGCCCTGGGCCCCGGCTGCAATCGCGTCGGTGGCCACCGCGGCCCGGCCGTCGCCGAGTTGCAACACCTGGCCTGCGGACAACGCCACGGCCGGCGTGTAGTCAACAAAGTTCCCCGCCTGGCGGAGGCTGGCTTCAGACATGTTTCACCTGCAAACCGAAAAGTTAAATGAATTGGAAACGGTTTCGCGTACGCCCGCCGGCGATGCACTACTGGCCGTTGGCCTTGGTCGCGGCGCGATGATCTTGGAAGGCGACGCCGAAATCGAAGTAGCAGCGCCACTGCATGCCGAGCACGTTGAAATCGGTTTCTGCCGATTCGATCGTGGGCGTGCGCGCCCCCATCAGGTAGGCCAGCTCCACCGCGGCAATGTCGTTGGGATTGCCGAACAGGTACCAGCCGGTGGCCGAGTAGCCCGTCATGGCCGGGTTATCGAGGTACGGCGACACAACCGGTCGATATTTGCCGGCGTGCGGGTTGCTATTGGGACTCGATTTGTTGGCGGTCGTCGTCTCGTTGACGAACTGATCCTTGAACAGCTGACCGGCCAAAACCTCAAGCGCGGCCGGCACCAGCAAAATGGACGGCGCCAACACAATCGGTTTGCCATCGGCGTCGACTTGCTGACGGAACAACAAGAGCTGCGCGGTCAAACCCGAGATCGACAATGCCGATCCCGCGCCCGTGGCCAGGTTCTTGTTGTTGGCGTGGAAGAAGCTGTTCAAGTTCGACAGGACCAGACTGAACACCGCCTCTTCGACCGATAATGCCGTCATGCGGCCGAGTACCTTGGGAATCTGCAAGAAGGCGCCCAAGTCGTCGTTCGTCATCTGTTGCCGATTGAGCGCGATCATCCGGCCAACCGTGTCGATCTGGTTGCTGTAGGTCTGGTCGCTCAATTCAGTGTGCTTGAGCTCGCCCGTCGGTCCGACCTTCTCCAACTTGCCGGATCCGGTCATGCGATAGCGGGTGTGCTGCTTAAAGTCGGAGTGATCGACCTGGCTGCAAATCTGGTTGCTGACCACGGGCACTGCGAAGTAACTTTCCAACAGCGCCTTGTTCGCCACGTTGGACAACGTGCCGGACATGCTCACGTTCGAAAAACCGCCCGAGGCGCGGAGTTCGCGATCGGCGTCCAGTGCCGCCCTAATGACGGCATTGTTCACGCGACCTGGTCGCACATATTTGCCCGTCGCACGAATCACCTCGTACATCAGCGTGTGCAAGCCGGCTCCGCGCAGCTCGAGGCTATTCGCCATATTCAGCGTCTTCTCGTCGTAGTGCTTCTTGAGCGTGTCCTCCGAGATGCCGGCGGACAGGCACAACGACGCTTCGAGCGGCTTGCCGAGGATCTCTTCCTCGCCAGCCATGTGGATCGCCGGGCCCTTGGCGCGCCCATTCCGCATCGCTTCGAGTTCGGTCTTGTCGACGCTCCAGTTCTGTTCGACAGCATGGGCCGCGATCGACACCTTGCGGGACGTCTTGACACCATTCGCAGTGGCCTCGATCGTCAGCTCCGGATCGCCATGCTTGGCGCAGATCTCGCGAATCCGCTCAACCGACTGCAGCTCCTCGGCAACAGCGGCGCGCACGTTCTTGCGTGCGAGCGCTACCGGATCCTCGCCATCATCCCCACCGGCCGCGGCCTTCACTTGACCGCCCTTGGGGGGCGTCGCCGGCGGACCTGTCGGATTCTGTTCCGCTGCGAAGGCCTTCTGCATGAACTTCGCTTGCGATTCGCTCAGCGCAGCCACATCGAACCCTTGCGCCGCGACAAACTCTTCGAACGTCATTTTGCTACTCCCTCTGGATTGACTCGCGGCCACCCGCGCGCTGGTTTTCCCGTCGGCGCCGCCGGGAACGAAACTGACTTCGCCGAGTAACGTGCGTCGCGCAATCAACGCTGGCCCCCGCACCGTCTGCCCGTTCACAACCGCCGTACTGCCTTCGTTCAGACTTTCGAGCTCCTCAATGCCGACCCCGACGGACGCCTGCCAAGGGAACTTGTTTTTCGCGGTCGCCAACACTTCCTGGGCGGCCGGGCCCGTTCCGCTGACAACGCCGGCCAACGTCAACCGCGTCGGCGAGATGTCCACTTCGTCGGAATGACCGACGAGCTGATTCGCGTCGTGATTCTTGAGAATCGGCGTGCTCTTGGCGGCGCGGCGCATGCCGGCCAGGTCGAGCACGATCGGACGAAAGAACGTGGTCACGCGCATCAGGCCGCCGGTGTAGGCGACCATGGAAAAGCGCGGCAGCTGTTGTTGTTCCGACCCATCCGCCGCGGCCGCGGTGATCTCGCTCCATTCGAGCGACGACGCGGTTAGCTGCAGGCATTGCTGCTCGGCGCTGAGCGCCGCAGCCACGATGAGGTTAGGCATTCGCCGGCTCCTTTTTCTTGGAGTCGGCCGGCTTCTCACTTTCCTCGTCGGTCTCTTCCTCTTCGTCGTCTGGCGATTTGCTGACTACCTGATTCCACGGCACGCCTTGCTCTTCGCACAGCTTGATCTCTTCGGCGCGTTGCATGATCGCATCGCGCCAATCCTGACCTTGTGCCGCGTAGTAATGCGCCAGCGTCAGCAGATTGTTGCGCAATAAGATTTCGGCGGCGTTGGCTTCCTTGGCTGGATCAACGTGTTCATTGCCATCCCAGAACCATTGCCACTGCCAGGCTGCAAAGGGGCCATCCTCGGGCAGCAAACCCGGGATCATCGCCGCTTCATCCAGCCAGGCGAGGAACACTCGATCCAGACACACAATGGCGAGGTCATCGCGATCGACCGTCTGACTCTTATAGTAGACCTGGTGATCGAGCCGCCCGGAGGCGTAGTTGTAGGAAGCGGAATTGCCGGCCGCGACGTTGTACGGCATGTTCACACACCGCGCCGCCTCGTTCAGAATCTTGCTGACAAACGAATCGTAAGTCGTCGTCGGCTGCTTGGCGTCGATCTGGTTGATGTCCCAGCCTGCCGGCAAGGTGACGAAGCTCCGCGGCTCCAGTTCGACAACGTCGCCGGAATCATATTTTTCAACATCCTCCGGCGGCACGTTCGCCTTAATGACGCCGGCGTGATCTGCTGCGGCCTCGGCCGCGGCGAGGACGGCCAGCGTGAACCGCCTCAGCTGCGCAAAGAGATGCAACGCCGGCACGATCTCCGGAATGCCGCGGTACTGCTCGGCGCGCTCGCAACGGAACCAATGCACAATCTGCGAGGCGTCGACCGGCCGACTTTTCCAATCGTTGATGCCGAGCTCGCGGCCCACGGGTCGATCGAGAATGTCATACGCGACTGGGTTGCCGGATTCGTCAAAGCGAATGCCATCAATCCGTTGCGAGTCCGTGACGCTCAGGTCCGTACTGGTCACGCGCTCCGGAGCGATCAAACGCAGGTCCAGCTTGATAGCGCTCGCCAACCGCGGGTTGGTCACCAGCTGCAGGAACGCTTCACCGTCGACGGCCCGACCGCGACGCATAATCCGCAGCTTCTCCGCCAGCCGAACTTGTTTGGCCCAATGGGCAAAAGCGCGTTCGACCCGCTGATTGCCGACGACATCCTTCGTGTTCAGCTGCAGCCGCGGTCCGCGGCCAATGCAATCATTCGACAACGTGCGCATCATTCCCGACAGGTAACTGTTATTGTCCGTTTCGTAGCGGCCGCGATTCCTCAGGATCCTGCGGACCTGGGCGCTATTGCAGCGTTCGGCAGAGAGTCCGTCCGCGTAACGCCATTGCTTGCGGTTTTCGTCGTTTGTCGCGGCGGTGTCGAAAGAGGCGTGCGCATTGCCGCCCACAAATCGCACTTCGCGCGGCCGCTCAGCTCGCACAGGCGCAGCCGGCGGACGTCGAAAGAGCTGTTTGAACGCTTGGAGCATTACCGAGTGCCGGGCGGAATGAATTTGCCGTAGCCGACCGCACGGATCGGCCGCGTCGCGGCATCCTTCGCCCGCAGGTATTTGTCCGCCTCGATCAGTTGGCCGAGGTCGTGTTCCTCGACGCTGCCGGCGTCATTGGTCATCCGCTTCGGCGCAGACGCCACGTCTTCGATCTGTTCGTTGAGAGTTGCCATCAAGGGGATGTTTCGCCCCGTCGCCGGCGGCGGCAAGGCGCGAAGTTACACCGGTGTAACTTACTCGGAAAACAATCAGCATTCGTGACGTTCGCTGGTGATATAGGTCCGTCCGCAATGCCGGCACTCGCGTTTGCGGCGAGTGATCCGGTTCGTCTTACCGTTCACCGTCGCCATCACCTGCCGTGTCCACACCACGCGACTCTGGGCGCAATTGCAGGATCGGCAGCGTTCCGGGCTAACCTCGGCGGCACTCACCTGCGTTGCTCCCGCTTGGCGCGCAGCTTCGCCGACATGCTCATCGCCGGCGGCGGCGCGACCTTCGACGCCGCCCGGCCTTCTCCCACCTCGATCAGCTTGACCCCTTCCATGCTGGCCACGACGTGACAGCCGACGAACACGTCGAGCCAGTGATTCTCTTTGCCCGGTAGCAGCTTCCAGACCCAGACCATCCGCCCCTTGCCGTAGGCTTCCTCGGCAAATTCGGCGGTTAAGTGCTCGGCCAAGAACCAATGCGCTTTGGCCTGGTCACCGAACAAGGCGAACGCGCCTTTGTTGCCCAGGCCGACGCGCAGTCGCGTTTGAAAGAAGCTCTTCCACCAATTCGTGTCAAACAGCAGGTACGGGATCATCCGCTTCTGGCTGCGCGTGACCTTGGCGTTCAGGCCGATCCGCTCGCCGGGCTTCTTTTGCCCTTCACACAACGGGTTTTCGTGGGCGGAAATGCCGATGCCGCGACTCGGGATCAAGATGCTGGCAAACCGCGATTGCTGGCAGAAGCGGTACACGACGTCCGTCGACATGCCCCACGCGCTATCGATCGCACACCGCGAGATGCGCAGCGACCCGCCCCCTTCGCGTGGCCATTCGCGCCCGAGCTGCTCTTCGCACAATCGCTGCAAACCGGCGTAGAGTTGCCCCTCCAGGCTGGGTTCTTTCGTCTCGGCCGCCAACGTGCGTGGCAAGGCCAGCGCCGTAAATCGCGACCGTCCTTGTTCCGGCCAAGTCGAGTACTGTACGGCGGCGCCCGTGAAATCGTCACTGAACGCCGAGACGCCCCAGTACAGCCCCTTTTGTTGGACGTCGATGAACATCACCAACTTGGTTGCCCAAGCCGGCACGGTGCCGCGCTTTAAGCGATTCAGCCGCGCGCAAATCTCATCGGCCGTGGCCAACTCCAGCGAACTCGATTCCACGAGCGGATCATTCTGGTATTCCGCGGCGAACGCCCGCGCGTCGTGCAGTCGCAAGTTCATCGCGTACTGAATGCCGGACAGTTCACCGCTGCGGTATCGCTCCGGCCAGGCGACCTTGGCGCCGACGTCCATCTTCTTGCGGTTCTTGCGATAGAACTCGGTGGCCGCCTTGCCGCCGTCCTCGTTGCGGAGCCCCTCCTCGCGGAGCTCGGCGTACTTGGCCCAGATCTCTTCATCCGTCGGCCAAGCGTACACGAGCTTCAGTCGCTCCCCCTGCCAGGCAGGATTGCGTTGCCGATCGAGAAACCGCTCGGCGACGTCGTTGCGTTCGATCACCGTGACGCACAATAGTCCCGACATACTTTGTCCTGGACCGGGCAAGCCAAGAAAGCTGCCGGAAATGGTTTGTTCGCGAGCGCTGTTCATCGTCTCTGATTTGGCCGACCGGTCGTTTTGCGGATCGTCGATCAAACCGAACGTCGGCCGCACCGTACTGCCGTCGGGGCGCGTGTGTTTCAAGCCGCGGAAACTCGACGTGATGCCGGCCACCTGGATGATGCTGGCCGAGGCCTGGCTCCCCTCGATCGTCGGCAACACAATCCGAGTCTTGGTAAAGAGCGTGCGGATCGGGTCGCCCTGGTACAACAGCTTCCGCTGGTGAATGCCTTCCAACTTCTGAATCGGATAGCAGACCTCGGGAAAGTCGGCCAACAGGTCGTCGTTGGTTTCCAGCTGCGTTTGAATCGCTTGCAGGTTGTTCTTGGCGGCGTTCATCGTGGCGCCGACCAGGAGCGCAAACGCGTGGTAGCCCCCCAGGATCGCGTACAAGCAACCGACTTCGCAGAGCGACGTCTTGCCGCTGCCGCGCGGCATGGCGATCGCGAACAGTTCACCTTCGCGCACCGAGCGTTCGATCTTGGCGATCACACGCTTATGGTCGGCCGACCAGTTGAGCGTGAACACGCGCGAGAAATAGGTCTCGCAGAATAACCGAAAATCGTCGATCGACTTCCGCCGCCGCTCCGGATCTACGACCGCCGGCAGCGCGCCAATCTCGCGCACCTCCTCGGACTTCTCGCGACTGGCCAGCGCCATCTGCCGGCGATTCCGCTCACCGGCCAGCAAAGCATCCATCGCCGCCGAGGCCTTGGCCTTCGGCTTTGCTGGTGCGCGCTTTGCTGCCTTCTTAGCCAACGTTGCTCGCCGAGGAAATACGCTGAGAAGCCTTGGCGAAGTAACGGCGATCGCGCTCGTAACCGACGAATCGCCGTCCATTGCGCACGGCCGCAACTCCGGTCGTCCCCGACCCCATCACCGGATCCAAGATCGTGTCGCCCGGATTTAGGTTGCGGCGTGCTTACCTCACGTCGTGGACTTAGCGCGGCCGCCGAGTCGCACACTCGGCGGTCGCGCGACTTGTTTAATTCGCCGGGCCATCCACAAACAAACAGTGTGTAACTTCCCGACTGTTCCCGGCGTAGCTATGAGCGTACGGGTGCCAGGAAGGACCCGTACGCGTGAATGAGCGCTCGCACCTGGGCTCGGGGGTCAACCCCCCGAATGTGCATCACTCCGATAGAATCTCGACTTCGAATCGATTGACGCCGCATTGCTTGAACGCTTTATTGCGGCGCGCGAAGTTGTCCTTCAACCTCGCGACACGCCCGTCCGAGATCCGCACCTTCTTCCGCTTCTTGAGTAGCGGAATGATCTCCTCGGCCAACTCATCGGCCGCGGCGTAATTGGCTCGCGCCTTGTGCTGCAGCTTTTCCATCGCGATGATCTTTTCGGCCAACTCATCCTTGGGCTTGGGCGCTACCTGTCCATCTTCTTCGGCGATCGCCTGTTGTTGCACGTCGGTCGTCAGATCGTCGCTAGCCATCAGCCCCCCTCCATCTTCCCGCCCGGACAACGCCGAGCTAAATCGGTCACCGCGTCTTTCATCCGCTCCAAACAGGAGAGATGATCTGCCCTGTCCTCCGATAGCGCTTGCGTGAAGTCCTTCCGCTGCGCTGTGAGCGTCGCATCGTACCGGCGAAGCAGTCGGCCTGCCGCTCCAGGGG